AAGGAAGGCCTAGACTTATTATGTCCGTCTCTTTAACTGATAAGGTTATAGAGATGTTGCTTTCACGATTTATCTGTAAGCTTGAGATAGAGAATTGGCGCGAAATACCTTCTAAACCAGGTATCGGATTCTCAGAAAGTGATAATAAGCAAGTCTACGATGACGTGATGAATTGTGGGAAAGCGATGGCGTTTTCGGATATGAGAGGATGGGATTGGAATACCAAGCCCTGGATGATGGATGACGAGGCTAGGAGTTGCATATATTTATGCGACGATAGCAGTGAAGTTTGGTCACATCTACTCAAAGCGAAAGCCATATTGGAGTACGGATCAATTTATCAGTTTTCAGATGGAACGCTGGTAGCTCCGAACTATGAAGGAATCGTCAACTCAGGAAAAAGCAGGACTAGTAGAGGTAACTCCTGGATGCGTAACCGAGTGGCGGATCTAATTGGTTCAGAGAAGGCGTTGACCGCTGGAGACGATTGCGTAGAACATGAGGTTAAAGATGCTATAGCCAAGTACCGTGAGTATGGGATCGTGTGTAAAAGTTATGAAAGGGCAGTGGACTCGTTTGAGTTTTGCAGCCACATGTACACTAACACAGGAGCCTACGCTGTCAACTGGGAAAAGATGGTTATGAACTTGCTCCATCAGGATCCTAAAGACTTCCAGTCCTTCCTACAAACAATGGTTGGGTTTCAAGCTGAGCTTAGCTCGCGCCCCGACTATGAGAGGATATTGGAACTGGTAACATCCGTGGGATACTATGAGGTGGAGGGGCCTCATTATAATGTCGAATAATCTCCGCAAAATGGCCTTGGAAGCCGGCTTAATCCCAAAGACTTCCAAAACCCAGCAGCCGGGTAAGGCTGCGACCAAGAGAAAGAGGAAGCGCAATAGAGCAGGAGCTAGCAATAGATCTAACTATAAGTCTTCCACTGCCTCAAACATGACTACAGCACCTGGTGTTAGCTCAGGTCAGATGGTCAGCAGACGCTACAGAATACCAC